ACATGTCATTTCTTGACGCATTTGCATAATAAAGAACGTCATCGACATAGATATTAAATGGCCCAAGAGCGTTTGAGTTAGAAGCAAGTCTAACAATATATGTTGTACACCCTGTTACTGTTAATTGTTGTTCAATTTCAGTATCACATCCTGGGGCGTTATTAGTTACAAGAATAGAATATATGGACATCCGCTGTTTTTATTAAATAAATACCGCAAGTATTCTATTTCCTTACCAACTATCTTAAAAATAATAAAATGAATTTATTTTTAACTATGCGAGATATATTTCACACGACGCATCGGAAGAATATATATTAAAATTACAATTTGATTCTTGGATGTCGATGTTAACAACACAAGATGCTAATTCAATTGTGATTTGGAAGTCACATCCGAAAGTACAATCTAATATTTTAAAGACAACACAATTATTTGAGTCAACTAATGTTAACATTATTTGTGGCGCATTCTGAAAAATACTAGGTATAACAGTATTATATTTCACTGTTGGTGGAACAGGTCCCGAACTAATAGTACCTATTAAAGTACTGTTGTTACCATAGATATCTGCTATGTAAACTTGAATAGGGTAAGTACCCCCTGATATTTCGGTTATTCTAACTTGTGTCATGATAAACAGATTATGTCATAAACAATTACTAAGTCTAAAACAATTTCTTGTCCTTCTAATGAAGTATTATTTCTACTTGTTTCAATCGTTATTTGATTATTTAATTGGTCTATAGTTACGTTACCCACACCAGGAATACTTAGTAACAAAGATTTGACTGTGTTGTACCATGTATTATCACTTGGAGCCTGTACCAAAGATGTTGAAGTAAAAAATTCTTGTTGTGCAGTTAGTCCTGCAGGGTTTACCGACACTTTCGCAGTGAATGTTGCACTAATTAAATCACAACTAGTATTTCCTGTTGTTAAATCAAAGAATCCTTCGTTTAACATTTGTAATAAACCAAATTTAGTTGGTGACGTAATATTGAATACTTCTGCACCCATTACATATGTTTGATAAGAAGCATAGTTTTTATTACAAGTTATTGTAGCGTTTCTCGAAAGTGTACATCCGTTAGCATCAACAACAGTTAAACTATATGACCCCCCTGTTAAACCTGTTACTTGTATTTGCTGTGGTTCATTCGGTACGTTGTCCGACCAATTAAAACTAAACGGTGGTTCACCTGAACTAATAAAGGCAGTTATTTTACCACTATCACCACTACCACAAGATGTTGTGAATAATGAGTAATCTAATCGTTGGCTAAATGGTATTAAAATATTTGCAGTTTGAGTACACCCATCAGAATCTGTCACTGAAACGGTATGTGTTCCTGCGGATAAATTATTAAAGGTTACCGCACTTAAGTTTGTGTCTATCACATTGAAAATTCCGTCAACAGAATAATCCAAAGGCATTGTTCCCCCTGTTGTTGAATAGATGGTAACTTGTCCATTATTTTGGTTACAACTTGTTGACACAACGTCTGTAGATATCGTAAATTTATTCTCAGTGATTATTGTTATCTCTTGAATATACGAACATCCCGAATTGTCAGAAACCGCAACTGTATAAGTTCCACTTCCTAATCCGTCAAATAATTGAGTTGTTTGTGAATTGTTGATGTTTGTTTGTGCTCCTGATGGATAGATTAAAGTATATGTATAAGGTGTTGTTCCTCCAACAACTGAAATCTGAATTGAGCCATCAGTACTTGAACAAGTTGAATTTTGATTATTTACAGATACTGAAGTTATTCCTCCAGGCGTTTGTAAAGTCGTTCCCGCAAATGTCTGACAAAATCCTGCATCAGTTACTTGGAAGTTATAATCTCCCGCAGATAATCCTGATATTGAGAATGTTCTACCATAAGATATTTCAACATTACCTGTTGAGGCTGAATAGTAAAATGGCGCGGTTCCACCTGTAATGGTTAAACTAATTGACCCATTACTTTGTAAACATGATGGTGATACTGAAGTTATAAGTCCAAGTCCAATAACGTTAACGTCAGTTACCGACCCTTCCATTGATTTTGTACATCCGTAAGCATCTGTCACAGCGACTGAATAGTTACCTTTTGTTAACCCTGTAATAGTACTACCCGTTTGACCATCACTCCACAGATAAGTAAAAGGAGCTAACCCTGTTTCCCCTGTTACGGTAATTTTACCAATAGGTACTCCACCGCAACTAGAGTTAGGAACTACGTACAAACCAAAACTAAACTCTTCAGAAGTATCGATAATAAAACTTTGTGTTATACCTGAACATCCTCCCAAATCTTCAGCAAGAAGGAAATAGGTACCCGCACTTAATCCCCCAAAAGTAAATTCAGGTGTGTTTGTAACACCAGATTGAATTAAACTATTATCCATCCCCAACAAATAGAAATTTGTTGACGAATATTGTGATGTTGATGTACCGACAACCGACCCATTATCCGAATTACAAGTTGTATCTTGTACTGAAAGAATTGACGCACAAACTCCACTCGAAACGGGTACATTAATATAGAATTCTTGGTTGGTAGGTAATGTACTATCGTTAACTCTGGCGGTATATGTTGACGCAGATAATCCTGTCACTATCGAAGCCCCTGTTGTAACCAAATCAACTTGAGTCAAAGGTGACTGCCATTGTACAGTGTATGGAGGAGTACCTCCTAATAAGGATAAACTTATAATACCATTATTGGTATTACTACAGTCTCCTGTTATCGATAAGTTATAATCAAATGATGCCATTAGTTAGCCTTACAATTTATGCTGATGTTTATTCCTGAATTTAATGATAGAATTTCATCAAGATTTCTATCCGTACACGTTAGACTAGTTATTGTTAAAACATTACCATTCAAGTAATACGTATAACCAAAGTCATATAATTGTGGTAGGTATTGAATTAAGGCGTTTCTCCAAGCTCTGTTTGAAGGTACGTCTGTTAAACCATACCCTGTGTAGAATAGTTCTTGTATAATAATATCACCAGCTATTCGTAAATCAACATACCAATTACTTTCAACCGAATTTTGAATACAATCGTTTAGGGTAAGTCCACTAGATGCCAACATTGAATTAACTCTGTTTGATAAGATACTATTGAAGTTACTAACCTGAATATCCCCATTCAACCATGGGTATATATTAAAGTCTGTAAATTCCGTGGTACAGGTGTAATCAAATATGTTTGAAATAATATAACAAGGGTCAACAGGTACTGGTATGAACTGGCATCCTCTTTGTCTTCTATAAACAAACTTTTGTTTGTGTAATACAGAGTTTTCCATTCTAACCCCTGTATTCCATATTGTTGTTGCGGGAACCATCTGTTCCACTAACTTCATCCAATAAGGCCCAATACCATCTACGTAATCAATTAATTTTTGATACGTATACTTGTTATTTGGAATATTGATTGTTTGTTCTTGTTCAATGTACTTCCACCATATTGACTGAAGTGTTGGGTACCCTCCAGTTTTACCATCACTAATGTATTGTCTATTTCTAACATTAATCATATTCTCCCAAAATGTTTGAGAAAATTCAAAGAATGTTTTCTTTTTTGGTTCTGGCTTAACAAAAGTCCAATCTACTCCACCTGGGACAGGATATCCGACAGTTAAACCTGATTCAGGTATCGGATAGTCATATCTTTTTGACTGTTCCCAAACGTCATAAACAAGTCCTTGTGATGGATTTAAGAAAAGGTCAACGTTTTTAACGTTTAATACTAATTTTTCATTATCCACATAATAGTAGGCGTTATAGTCAGCGTTAGTAGAAACCCTAATTCTATTGTCCTCTTCTAACCATGATTTATTATTATCCACTACTTGAGTTAGTTTAAATCCTTCAGTCATATAAGGAAAATCTCTAAACCTATCCAAGTAGGGTTGACCATATGAGAATGGAGTTAAGGTTGTTTGAATATCATAGTTTTGACCTGTATAAACACTACCTGTTATTCTAACTTGGTCAGGGCTTCTGTGTTGTGGTGTGACTTCATACCATCCCGCACCTAATTGGAAGAAATAGTCTTCTGTATTTAAAGGTGCGGCAGGGAACCCTAAAGCATCAATAGGATAATCTTCTAATCTAACATTAACATCTTCGTATGTTGAAGTTGAAGTAAACCCTGAATATATCTTACCTTTAATTTTATATGTCTCACCAGGTAAAAATGTTGGAGTGTCCTCAACATAGGTTCCTCCCGAAATACTAGCCCATTGAGTATAGAATTGGTCTAAATTAATTCTTTGGTCTGCAAGATATATGTGTTCGTTGAATTCAATTAACGATTCAGGAGCACCTATTAATCTCATTAAAAACTCAATCGACCTTCTCGTACCTTTAGATTTGAATAGATAAGCAGCATTAAGAATTAAGTTTCTATAAAAAGCATAATTTAATTCCGTAGGAGTTAGAGCTCTTGCATAACCAGGGTATGTTGGAGTTGTTGTATTTCCAAACACAGAACTTAAAAAATCTTCATTTGTAATTGGAGAAAAATTTGAAGTCCATCCTAAAGTTTGAGACAAGTTTACAAGTAATTGTGATGGAATGTCGTTTGACGGATTATAGTTAACCGAATTCATATATGACAACGCATCAATAAACTGTTTTACTTGGTCAAAACTTCTACCATAAATTTGAAATATTTTTTCAACTTTTTGTCCTAAGGTGTCAAACTCTTTTAAAGAATCTGTAACTAAAAATCTTGATATTAAATTACTTTTAAAAGAATCTAAATCAACGGCAATTGTCTCCAATGTCGTTAAATAATCGTCGAATAAGAAAGACCTAATATCTAAATTCCATCCACCGTCTTTTGGCCATGTTACTTGTTGATACTTAACATAAAATTCCCCATTTTCAGTTTGAGCGGGTACTTGGAATGCTGCTGTATATTCTGGTCTTACCAATCTATTTAATAAAAATTTTTCAACCTCATCGAAATCTTCGGAAAATATTTTATCTGTAATTAAGTCGTTTGGTCTTATTTGAAAATTTTCATTGGTTGTTGTTGCGGTAGTACCAAAAGGAGCCCCCGAAACATAGAATTGAATAAACCCTGTCGTTAAATTTTCCGATGGTAAGAATGAGACAATATTGTATATGTTATCATTAATACTAACAGAGTAATCTAAGTAAGTGTTATATAAATTTCTATAAGGAGAAACAAGTATTTCTCTAACCGATAAGTTGGTTGCAGCACTTACTGAGTAATCAATATCAAAAGGATTGTTAATCCTATCAACATTCACTTGAAAGTAAGTTTCATCTTCGACAGGGTCGTAAAGAATATTAGTTGCAGTGGCGCCTGTAGTAAAATCCAAGTTAGTGAAAATAACATCTAACGCTGCTGGAAAATAATTAATAATTTTTGTAATAGATACTTGAAATCTTTTACTCAACGAACCATACATTGAGAAGTTTAAGACTTGTGACACATCGTAGTTAGGATAAACCCTAAACTGTGTTGCCATAATTCTTCTACTCTCAGCTAAATCATTAATATTTAAATCACCTAAATTAATAGGTTCAGAAAACGCTCCAACACTAAAAGTTCTATTAACCTTTTCAACCACTGAAGTTGTGAACTCAAAGTTACCTTGCGTAAGTCCACCACCCTCAACTGTTTGTAATCCTACAATATTGTCAGAGAAGGTTGCAGCACCACTACCAGGTCTTGGAGGGTAAAAGTATTTTGTCGTCTTTTGCGTTATCGCCATTAGGTTGTTATATTTGTAAAGTTTTTACTGAAATCAATATTATCATTTCTATTCTGTCTAACCTCATATAACAATGCATTAAATTGGTCTCTAATCTCATACAAGTTGTATTGTCTGTAGATATTGTTTTGACTATCGTAGATTGTGTAGATACCATCATCAATAGATTTAGTTTGATTACCGTAAAGAGCAATTGCAAGAGATGATATATCGTATTCAACCATTTCTACTTCTAACGTTATTGGATTGAAGAACGTATTAGTAATAATAATGTCTTGATTCGGCTGCCCAATAAATGGAGTTGCGTTTGGTTTGTTTGTTGGTGAAGATGATGGTGATAGTGTTAAGAAAATAAGATTTGAATCTCCATCAACATATCTATATCTAATTGATTTTTGAGTCGTATTAACTTCATTAGTTACAACAGGTTCACAATAGAAACTTGAAGTTACAACTCTAAAAAAGTTAGGTATTTTGGAACCGTCAGGATTTAAGTATTCAATTCTGAATCCAACAAGCCCTTGAGGTACAAACTTGTTTTGGTATTCTGTTGGTACGTTAGTAATATCAATTATAATACCTTTTACGTTTGGTAACGCACTTAAAACACCACAATCAGTGATTACAGTTCTTATTTGGGCTGGTCTTATGTATAATGTGTAGATACCTAAAGCATTAAATTGATTTGCAGGTAATGTTAGATTATATAATCCTCCTAATACTTCAACTCCTGCATTTCCACCTGTCTCAGTATTATTGAAATAAGGTCTAAGTAAAGTCTGTGCATCCAATTGCGTAAGCACGAACTGGTCTGTCACATCCCTTGTTGGAGTGTAGTTCATGATAATCTCAACATCTTGTGGTGAGACATCTGATGGTCTTATTGTACCGTATGAGCCTATTGCCATTTTGTCTTATTTAATTTATAAATAGTTTAGTTCTTTTTTTCATTTACGTTCTTTCTTTATTAATAACATTAAAAAATCCGTAACCATAATTTATCATGTCTCCTAAGTTATCAACCTCACCTATTCTCATCACCCTTTCATACGCACTATTCTTACCTCTCTCAATAAAAACGTCAGTTTGTATTTGAGCTTGGTCAACAACTTTCAATAAAACTTCGTCTTTTGTTATTGGACTTGCCTGTAAATTGTTTTGAGTCAATCCTGAAGATTCTTGGAAGAATATTGTTGTACCATCTGTATAGTCATAATAATCAACACCTGTTATAGTGTAAGCAGTAAATGTTGGATTCATGTTGGAAATTGCTCCCCATATTTGTCCATTAGCAATTACGGGTACCCCTACTTGGAACTTAGGTGACCCGTACTGAGCCAATTCGTTCACCCTTGACTTGGTCAATCCTGAAACTGTAAATGGGATTGTAACGTAGTTAATCGATGTTTGAGCCGATACCACGTTAACAGCATCTCCTGAAAATATATAATCATACGATACTGGTGTTCCTATCCAGTTACCTGACGAAGGAGCAAAAAACGCCTCTCCTTTTGGGTTATAAATTGTTGGGTTAGTGAACGGAGTACTTATTTTTTTAGAAACTTTTGTCACTCCCCATGGATTTGTTTGTTCCAAGGTTATTGTGTATTCACGAGTCGCAGATGCGTATGTATGATTAAGAGTGTTCGGTGTGTACCCCGTTATTATTTGTTTTGGAGTGTTATCACCCCAATCAACTCTATAAGATGATAGGTTTAAAAACTTTTGGAACTCGTCTGAAGTATTGTAGATATTGTATACGTATGGGTTTGCCGTTGTGGATGAAAATATAAAATTTGCAACTACATTTTTCTGTAATACCGCTCCGTCAAATGGACTATAGTATCCCGCATCGACAGCGGTTTGTCTGAACAATAATGGGACACTTAAGTTTGTTAATAATGAAGCCCCGTTTGGACCCGAACTAACAACTTTGGTCATAGCAGAATACACCCCAACAGAAGTTCCATCGTAATTAACGACGGATAAATCTCTTGCAACGTTTTCAGGCGATACCGTTATTTTATAATAATCTGACATTCTTATTGATTTACATATTCATACCATTTTATGGGTAAATTTGTCCCTAATCTTTGACCGTAAGTGTTAAACACTTGATATGTTTGTGTTGGATAATCTAATTTAACTTTGTAGTATAATAATTGAGTACCATCAAACGAGTACTTATTTTCCATTAGAGCTTGTGGTCCTTCAGTCAGGTCAAATGGTGTGGTCCCTCTTCCAGTCATCATAGTTGTAAACTGACCTGTCTTGGCGTTATAGAATTTGGCACTCATATAGAATGTGTCAATGTCTAAAAATGTTCTTTTCTTTAACCAATAAAGAAAGAAACCTTCTTTATCTCCAACATAGTCTAATATAAATTCAGGTTTTTTAATCGACACTAATGTTCTTTGCATTTGAGCATCCATCTTCAACCCCTGTTGTGTTGGTAAAATTACTGTTAGGTAATTTGTTTGTTTTTTGTCATCAGGAGTATCGTAAAAATCTAATTTAAAAAATGAGTTAGTGAAATTGTTTTCATAGTAATAAACCTCTTGAGGTGTAAACCCTTCACTTAGGTAATTAACTCTCCAATTGTTAATATCACTCATTGAACCTCCTGAATAGAAATAAAACTCGTAATTAATCTCTGTATTGTTTGTTGTTCCTGTGGCAGGTGCGTGTGCAAACCTTGATATTTCAAAATCGCGTCCAACCCCAATAACTTCCGTTATTACTTCTTTTTCGTACTCTTGAATTGCCATATCTAATCCCAAGTAGTCCCACTTAAGTTCTACAGGAATATTGATTTGCTTGTCAGTATCTCCGTCTTGTCTAATTACAAATTTATTCACACTCATCAATTAACGGTTTAAATGAGAAGTCACTCTGAACCTCGTTATAGTTTATTCCTTCAGGTATTAATCTAAACACAACATTTTGAAATGGATAATGTGCTGTATTAAAAAATGGATAATCTACCCCTAACCCTGTGTTATCTTTAAACCCATAACTAAACAAATCTCTCCATCTAAACTGTTCGTCTGATGAAGAATAAAATGCCCAATTTGGAACTTGGTCTAAGAACCCTACTCCTCCTGTTTCAACATAATCGGAGAATACTCTTAGAGTCATTGGGTTATGTGGTTTATAATAATATCCTGGCGCATTGTTAGTTGGGACCGTAGTTGTTGCAAATACAGTTTGGTTGAACTTCATTTTGTGATAATATGGTGACACGGTTCTTTCTATTTGTTCGTAGTTGTTCCACTCACAGAAGTCCCCATCCATAATGTCATCCTTTTTCAAATCCAAATTATAGAAGAAACTTTTGGTTTGACCATTAGTTAAAGTATACCCTGAAACAGGAATTGATGTGTTTGATTTTTGGTTATTATTACTCCACCACGGATTTACAACTTTAGATAAATTAAATCCCCACCCTTGTTTTAATCCAATACCATCAAAAGGCATATTAAAATACCCTGAAAACCCTTTATTTACGATTGTCAGATTAATCTCAGATAATGGTCTCATTTGGTTGTCTCTATATCCCGCCAAATCAATGTCATAATTTGATGTGAAGTTGTAAGCATTACTACTAGATTTCTGAGAAACTCTTGTAACGTTATTTGGAGTAATAGAACTATACTCTAACTTCATTTGTTCCCCAAAAACATTCTTTTCAAAACCAACTTTAGTAACCGCTAAGTCAGTTAGATTAGTTAAAACTTTATATTGTTTAACATAATATTCTGACCTTGTTTCCGTTAAATTATCAGGATTAAGTACTCTTTTAAAAGTACCTGTGGTGCCATTATTAAATGTCGTACCCGTATATCCAATATTCAACACATTAAATGTGTATACATCCGTACCAAATAATCCAGTTCCTAACGAATACACTTGGAAGATGTTTGAATTTCTATAAGTTAATGATAACTCAACATATTCGTTTGGAGTTAATCCGTGAGGAGCAACACAAGTAAATGAAATTAACCCATTACCATTTTGTGATGTATTTGTTATTGTAAACGCAATACCATCACTCGCCTTCCAAGTAATGTCGTTAGAGTTACTTGAATAATATGTTAATTCCTTATCATAATTATTATCTGATGGATAGGTTAAATAGTATGTCCAATTGTACGTATATGCACTTTTGGCTTTGTACTGAAAATGTTGGTCTCCGACATCAGGTCTATAAAAATCAAACTCGTAGTATTGTGGAAATCCTTTCCAAATACCACTTTGTTTAGAAGCCTCGGGTGATGTGTAATAAAGATTATCTCTAAATGGTATATAACCTGTGGTACCAGTATAAGCGTTGTCGTACAAATAAGTAACTTTAAAAGTAGGTCTAAAAATAGTACAAGCCTGTCTTTCGTCGTCATATACTTGAGCAAGGTTAACCGTTGCACTTCTGTCGTATTCAGTAATTTCCTGACTTTGTTCATCAAGATTTATCGAAATTTTTTGATTGACAGATGGTGCCCCTTTATACCTTAAACCGCTTGGAACTATTGTATACTTATTCATCTAATGAGTATTTTGTTTTAAACCTATCTAATGCCGATTCACCTTTAACAACCCCAAAATAGAATTGATATGGTGCTCCCACTAAAAATCTATTTGAAGTTTGTGGTGTTGAGGTATATCGACCACCCACAGTTGGGTAACTTACAACATTCCCATCTACACTATATATGTACCCTCTCGCGGTTAAATCATTCGCTACGGACGTTCCATTTAAATAATATTTAGTATCTGTTGTTGACCTATCTAAAGATTGATACTTACTTTGAATAATATCCTGACTATTTGTTGCCCATGTGTTATTTTGATTTCCAAATATTGTTGATGAACCCGACGCTAGTCTCCATTGATAGAACGGAACTAATTGCGATTTAATACCATATGGATATGGGTAATACCCGACGTTGTCGGTTCCTCTAAAATTAATTCTTCCTGGTGTTAAATAATCTTTGGTTTGAAGGTCTTCTGTTGTAGATGAAAACCACACAGCCATAATCGGGTCACTAGGAGTTCCTAATATTGTTGTCGGGTTAATTGCCCCAGGAAAAATTTCATAAAATTCAGGTGAAAAATTAACATTCCCTATTTCAGAATTTATCGATAATAATTGAGCCAAGTCACCATCGATTCTTTTTTGTGGTCGGCTAAATAATTGGTCTATACCATTATCACCTGCAGGGATTAATTGTTTTAAAAAACTATCATCAGTAATTCTTGAAATAACAAATAAATTAATTAAATCTGAAGTGTCCCCATAACTAGTTGGATTAATATTTGGTAGAACATATCCTTTTGTTGATGGGTCAAAGGTTATTTCAGAATAAAAATAATCTTTCATCCCTAAATTAATAATTGTTGTTGGGTATAAAAGATTCGAGGCATTTACACTTCCCGTGTCCGTTGCTCTTTTGCCAACAAATTTATTTGACGTGTCATTCCAAGGACTACTTCTATAATAGAAGTTATTACTATCCATATTGAAGTACACTATTTCTCGAGGGAAACTAGGGTACTCTGGTTTATTTTTATTATTATAATATGTGTTAACTTGTATTGGGAATGCGTATAGTGAACCATTAATCCAATTATTCATAAATGATTGGGATAATACTCCTCGACATAATCCGTAAAAAAATCTAAACCTAAATCCCCATTCTCCAAAATTACGTAAATCTTTAACTAAGTCAGTTATTGGTCTTCTTAAAAACATATAACACCCACTTTCAACAGCATCTTTAGTAGTACATGATTGGTTAATACCAAAAGTATCTCCAAATCCTTCGTAACATTCTAACCCAACCATTGCCTCACAATCGAAACTTTCCAAAACTTTAATAGAGTTTGGTAACCCCTCTAAATCTGCAGTTACAGTTTGAGCACCTGTTTGAAACGCATCAGATGTAATATCTTCCGAGTCTGTATTTATTAGGTAGACATTAAAATTAACGTTTTGTTGTAATAATGATGGATTTAATGTCCAAGAACCACCATCTAATCCGTCTGACGATGGTAGTCTATCAGTCCTTAGTACGTTCAATTGAGCGTTATCAATTAACATTGATGGGTTGTAACTAAAAAAAGTTTTTGTTGTATAATAATATCCTAAGTCGTTAACATAATTACTTGCAAAAACAAGACCACTATTATTAACTTTCATAACCGCACTACCAGATAGGTCTTCACTGTTATCATATTTAATACTTGAAGAAAATGGACTATAAAATCCATTTGAAGATATCGATACTACTTTAGGTAAAGTAGATAAATCAACGCACGATATGAACCCTCCTATAACACCTGAAGTATTAACTTTAACAGAATAGAAAATACCGCCCCAATTCATTTTCCACCAACGATTGTTTCCATCAAACCTACTTGTATACCCAAAAAATGAGTCATAATTATTATACATTGTCAACCCAAGTCTTGGCGTGGCATTTGCTGCTACATTTGGTACAAATAAACTATCGGTATTCAGATATGGGGCATTACATCCCAAAACATCTGAAGACGCAGAAACCCCACTTCGAGTAATCCTTTTCGCAGAACCTAAAGTACCAGGGTTGTTTGGAGCTACACCATCTAATGTTGCCCCTACAGGTAATGGGTTTATACTTGCATCTAACGAACCGTAATATGCCGTATTTGTTGTATTAAATCCTGAAAACGATTGTCCCGCAATTGACGATGTTGTGGTTCCAGGTTTAAAGAAATACGATTGATTATACATATCATTTTGATTGTAAGATTGTACCGATATACTACTATTATTTAATTTTTGTATTGGTATGTTAACTCTTGTTGCTGCGGTTACAGTCCAATTCGAATCAAATTCACTTGTACCAAATAAATTACCTAACGAATATTCATTAACATATTTTGGAGAGTATGGGTCAACTCCTCTCTGTAAAACTAATATAAACTGAGAACTTGCTCCTTCAAAATATTCAAAAGCATTAAAATTGATTACGGCATTGTCAACCGACCATCCTCCAAAACTTGGTTTAGCTGGTATGTATGTACCAACACTGTTAAGAATATTACCAAAAGATTGTGTCGTACCTGTATTCCATATTTTGGCGGCGTCCGATACTGTTATCGCAGTAATAACTTGGTAATACTCAACATCCGCAGGGAATCTATAATTAGTTTCAGATGAACCATAAGGTAAGTTATATCTAACAGGTGTTACAATATTTGATACTTGTGTTGTTGCATAAGATACGTCTATTGTTGTTGCTCCACTACCATTATAAGTTTCACCACTAATACCCGTAATAATACCGTCGGCAGTTGATGCACTGTAAAGATAATTTGTATCTGTAGTTCCAGTTATATTAATAAAAGTTAATAAATCTCCCGCAGCAAATTGCTCCTGCGATAACACCGTTATGGTATTATCATAATGATGTTTTCCAAAATTGGAATCTTTTGCGAATGTTACTTTAATTTTATTAATATTTGAAAAATAACTTTCTCTTAAATTAAAAATATTAATTCTTTCACCAATAGGTAAATCATATGATGCAACAAATCTACCTCCTCCAATGTTTAATTGTTGTGAAAGAGGTAACTTATATCTTGATGGGTCTCCAATATTAGAAGTTAACCCAAGTCCTGCTATCGCTTCACTAAACATGATGGACCAATCCTCACCATTTTCTGTATCTCCTGAGAAATAACTAGATGCTAATCCATCGTAATAAAGGTCTGAAGATGAAAGATAAGATAAAACACCTGCACCATCTACACCTGAAGTTGCTTGGTTATTTGAACTATCTTTAAGGGTTTGTTTACAATCACAAGCCTGACAATCAGGATAAGTAATCATTGGTAACCTTATTGTATAATCTTTTTTAGTACAATACTTTCTCCATTTTTTAAATGGGTACCAAGAAAAAACTCTTTTCACTCTAATACCAACATAGGAAAGCCAACATAAAAAGTCTAAAACTAAATTATATAAAAATAATAAAATATGCCCAATAGTTAATAAGATTAACGCTACTGGTTGTATTACCGTCATTAAAATTGAGAAGAGGAAAAATAAAAAATCAAAGTTTCTAAACCCGTCATTAACAGGAAATTTGTTAACACTATCTTCACAATCTTGGTCATCAATTTCTTTAATACCAATAAACCTACCTGGCGCGGACCCAATAATATTTCTACCACTTTTGTATTGGTCAATCAAAGAAGACACCGTATAAACTTTATTGAATTGAAATTCGTAGAATGTATCTTCGCAATCGATAATCTCATTAAGTCTCTCTATTTTTTTCTGTCCAATAAATCCATCAGTATAACCACTCCAAGCCAATCCAAAATAATAAGAACTCTGTTGTTGTTTAGAATTATTTGTTGTTGGAATACTTCTAGTTGACGGGTCTGATGATGATGTTGTCCATCCGTATTCTTTAACGTTTGGAACTAAATAATAAGCTCTTCTTGTTTGTAAAGTTAAATCATTTGGTTGAGTCCATTTGACCTTAAAACGGTACTTGGCCTTTGTTGGAACTCCAACAGTTGGGTCATTTGACAATACTTTTTCACCAAATTCATTAGTTATAAAATAATCTAAGTTCATTGGTAATTCTATTAACCATGTTCCTGAACCATCAATAACATTTCCTGATTGTTCTAACTCATATTGTTCTAAAACAGGGTTACCATCTATATCTTGTTGTATTGTTTGTCTTAACGCTAATATTTGACCTGGTGATGTTGTTAAACCGCATAGGTTACCCATGTTATCTTTTGGTCTTCCATTATTCCTTACTCTTAGAGTGTCAGGTGAAGAAAACATACATCCCATAAACACCGATGTCGGTTGTATATCAACATTGGCATCATCTCTTAAATCAAAATCTAATCGATTTATTGCAATTTGACAAAGTGACGCATCACCCCATAATGGAGAAACTTCAACGTTCTTAACTAAATTAACTATTTGTGGTAATGAATTTAAATCTGTTGAAGTTCTAAATTTAGAACCCGCAACTTGTGCTTCGGTTGCCAACCCCATTCTAATTAAATCCTGAGGTGTTAGTGAGAACTCTCCAATATCGGATAAGTCAACATCCATAACAATCGCTTGGTCCCCTAACGGAACCCCCATTATCATGTAATCCCCACTTTCGTTTGTTTTGGCAGTATACTTGTAATACGTGTCATATATTTCAACTGCAGTTATCCCCGTAAGAGAATCCGCTCTTGTTGGTAGTGTACCTGTCGCTGAGTGCTTTGAATATGATTTTTCGTAAGGTAAAAGATTGTATCGATATCCGTCTTCATTTTTATCTGAAGGAGATTCATAAGGATAGATACTTGATATTAAAGGATTAGATTCGTCAACATTGGTTATTGGGACGAATACCGCAACTCTCGCATTAGGTATACCCAACCCATTATTGGCGGTAACTCTACCAACAATAACACCATAGTCCGCACAACTTCTTGTGTAGATATCCGCTTGTTGTATTTTTAACGATAAGATTTCTAAGAATTCAAACTCTTGGTCTAATTGGACGTTGATTGTCTTATTAGACCCGAGTTCGGTTTTTATCCTATATGATTGACCCATGTATTACCTTTAATTTATAAATAGTTTATGTGTTATTTTTAAAGTACTAACACACTCTTTTTAATAATAAACTAAACGTAACGATAATAAACCTATTAAGAGAAGGTAACTGATTGGAAATTTTTAACCGAAACTCTAATATCTTTGTTTGGATAACGGATTTGGTAAACTTGTGAAGGTTGAGCAAACACCGTATCATCCACAGGTAATATTTCTTTAGTTTCAGGGTCGGAATACTCCATAGATGTTTCAGCCGAAGAATATTGCCCCCCAACTTTATTGTAAACATTCATTCCTGCAACAGTGATTACACCATTTTGATTTTGAACAATACTTCTAAGTTCAGATAGGTATACGTTTTGCCCTAACTGTCTTACTTGAGGATTAAAATACGCTGATATTTTGTCAACCACATCAGCAATAACTTGTCCTGAATTCTGAGCAGCATCTAATACAATCTGAACATCAACACTAAGGTCAATAACTTCAGCGGTTAAGATAGAAATGTAGTCATTTATCATTCGATAGTTTGATAGATAAGTTGCCACATTCTGTCTTAAAGTATCAGAAACAATATTGGTTAATTTACCTGAAGTATCGTATGATAGTAATTGAATTAATATTTTGTTGTTATTTTCTGTAATTGAAACTTTGGCAGGTGCTCCGAATTCCGCTGGCATGTTTCTAATAAGAGCCTCATAATCTTGGACTGTCACTGCTCTTTTTTGAGCGGAGAAGTTAAACGATACATAGTTTCTTATTTCTTCTAATGATGGAAGTCCTGCTCCACCAATTGCCGCGGTTACGTTAGTACATCTTAACGAGTTAACTACTGAAGAGTTTGTTAACTCTGAAGGACCATTAACGTAGAATGAAACAGTGCCTATTTGATTAATAACATTCGTTCCTAAGTTTGATGCCAATCCCCCACCAACTCTATATTGTATGAATAGTGTTGAGTTTGGAACTAATGCCGAACCTAAAGAGAAGTTGTTTGTATATCTTTGTAAATCTAATGTTGTCCCTACTGTTGTAAATTGGTCTAAAGCATCTTGAGCGGTATTGGTACCACCACCGAAAGTCATTTTCTTAAATCCTTCAGGTGTGTATTCGCTAATAAATCTGTTTTGTGTTTGAATGTATCTTCCTACTTTAATACCAGGTTGGTCAGATACTTTTGTAGGGTCTTCAACAAAAACTCTATCTTCGGCTAATGC